AAGAGTAATGACAAGATGGAGCACTAAAGATCTGGTTGGTAACGTGCTAAGAAAACAATCAGACGAGTTTGCGGATCAATGGGAAGTAGTTGAGTTTCCAGCAATTATGCCAGAATCAGAACAACCTTTGTGGCCAGAGTTTTGGAAAAAGGACGAGTTATTAAGTGTAAAAGCGTCTTTGCCTATATCTAAGTGGAACGCACAATGGATGCAAAATCCTACAGCGGAGGAAGGATCTATAGTAAAAAGAGAATGGTGGAATCGGTGGGAAGATGAAGATATACCTCCTTATTCTTACGTTATACAGAGCTATGATACAGCTTTCTCAAGAAAAGAAACCGCCGACTATTCAGCTATAACAACTTGGGCGATATTCAACAGGGGCGATGAAAATGCTGATGAAATCATGCTATTAGATGCTAAAAGGGTACGTTGTGACTTTCCTGAGCTAAAAAAAATGGCAATGGAAGAGTACCGATATTGGGAACCTGATTGTGTGTTGATTGAGGCAAAAGCATCGGGTACACCGCTCACTCACGAGTTGCGAAGGATGGGAATACCAGTAACAGCTTACTCTCCAAGCAGAGGCCAAGACAAAATTGCCAGGATGAACAGTGTAGCTCCTATATTTGAATCTGGGATGGTTTGGGCACCAGAACACGACTTTGCAGATGAAGTCATAGAGGAAATGGCATCATTTCCGTTTGGTGATTATGACGACTTTTGCGATAGTGCTACAATGGCTTTGATGCGTTTTAGGCAAGGTGGTTTTATATCTTTAAGAGAAGACTACGAAGAAGAGGTGAAATTATTAAAAGCGAACAGGACAATATACTATTGAAGATATTTGTTACTAAGTTTACTTTCGATGGTAGAGAATATTGTGGACCAGATATCCACGCGGAAAACATGGACGATGCTGAGTTAATAGCAGAGGCCCACGGACTTGAGGTGGAAGGTGAGCTCACAGATCTTGTAGATTTAGATTACGAAACAAGGCCAAGGGTGCTACACTAAAATATTATGGCTATAGACAAACCACTAGGCACAGAAGACGATCCAAATATAAAGGTGACTGGATCTTCGGTAGAAATACAACCAGATACCACCAGAGAAGATCAAATTAGAGAGGCGGCAGAAATATTAATTACTAGCCAAGACGTATTAATTGACGAAGAAATACAACAAGAAACACCTCAACTAAATTTTAACATGAACTTGGCAGAGGTTTTGCCAGAAGATATTTTACAAAACATATCCAACGACTTATTGAGCTCAATCAAAAGCGACAAACAATCTAGGAGCGAATGGGAAAAAACATACACAGATGGGTTGAAATACTTGGGCATGAAGTTTGACGACTCAAGATCACAACCTTTTGAGGGTAGCTCTGGAGTGATACATCCTATATTGGCAGAGGCAGTCACTCAATTCCAAGCACAGGCTTACAAAGAAATGCTACCAGCTAAGGGGCCTGTAAAAACAGAAATTATAGGAGCTAGGACAGTTCAAACAGAAGACCAAGCTGAAAGAGTACAAGAGTTTATGAACTATTACATTATGAATGTAATGGAAGAGTACGATCCAGAGCTGGATCAAATGCTGTTTTACTTACCTTTAGCTGGTTCTGCTTTTAAGAAAGTATATTTTGATTTTGTTCTAAATAGGGCGATGTCGAAGTTTATACCTCCAGAAGACCTAATAGTGCCCTACGAGGCAGCTGATATTAGTAGCGCTGAAAGAATTACGCATGCGATAAATATGTCGTCTAATGAAATAAAAAAACAACAATTAACTGGTTTCTACGCAAACGTAGATATTGGAAGTGACGGGTATCAAGATGATCTTTCTGACGTGCAAGAGGCTATTGACGATATACAAGGCATATCTCCAACCTATAAAGAGAATAGGAACAGAACAGTTTATGAGGTACACACAGTCCTCGACATAGAGGGTTATGAGGATCTAGATGCAACAGGCAATCCTACAGGTTTAAAATTACCATATATTGTAACTATAGAGGAAAACTCTGGCGTAATACTAAGCATTAGACGTAATTATTTAGAGAACGACATGTTGAAAAATAAAATCAATTACTTCGTTCAATATAAGTTTATGCCAGGATTAGGTTTTTATGGTTTAGGCTTGTCGCACATGATCGGTGGCCTAAGCAAAGCCTCTACATCTATACTTCGACAACTTATAGATGCTGGGACTTTAGCAAACCTACCAGCTGGTTTTAAAGCACGAGGTATGCGGATAAGAGACGAGGACGATCCTTTACAACCTGGTGAGTTTAGAGATATTGATACCACAGGTGGCTCGCTTAGAGAGAACTTAATACCTCTACCTATAAAAGAACCAAGTAGCGTACTTATGCAGTTATTAGGTTTACTGGTTGACTCAGGCAAAAGGTTTGCGGCGATAGCCGACATGAACATAGGCGACGTAAATCAAGCCATGCCAGTTGGAACTACAGTAGCATTGTTAGAGCGCGGCACAAAAGTTATGAGCGCTATCCATAAAAGATTACACTATTCTCAAAAGTTGGAGTTTAATTTATTAGCTAAGGTTTTTGGAGAATCTTTACCTCCTGTATATAACTACCAAGTAGGTTCTGGTAGCAACGAGATAAAGCTACAAGACTTCGACGATAGGGTAGATATCATACCCGTGTCAGATCCAAATATATTCTCACAAAGCCAAAGAGTTACACTGGCGCAAGAACTACTACAAATGGTCCAATCTAACCCCCAAGTACACGGACCAATGGGAATATATGAAGCCTATAGGCGTATGTACGCGGCTTTAGGTGTTGACAACGTGGACTCGTTATTGATGCCGCCTCCCGACCTCACGCCACAACCAGTAGATGCTGGTTTAGAAAATGCAAATCTTTTGTTGGGCCAACCATCAAGCTCACATAGAAACTCATAGGAGCCTTTTCTTTACGAGTTTGGTAAAAGACAGTCCACAGGTACAGGCTTTAATAATTAGTCATTGTATGCAGCATTTACAGTTTTTAGCGGCTCAAATAGCTCAAGAGCAAATGCCAGAGGAGGTCAAACTAAGAATAGCTGAAATACAAGCGCAGATGCAACAAGTGACACCAGAAGAGGCACAAGTTATAGCTCAACAAATACAAATGATTAATGAACAATATAGCTCTGCAATAATGGCTCAGTTAGCTAATGAGTTTTTACAGTCTATTGGCATGAGTGGTGGCGAAGATCCTTTAGTCGATATAAGAAAACGTGAATTAGATTTAAGAGATAAACAGTTAGACCAAGAATCAGAACAGTTCAACAGCAAACAAAATCAAAGAGCACAAGAGAAAATGATGGATGCAGAATTGCAACTACAGCGTATGAATGTGCAAAAAGATATAGCTGATGATAAACTTGAGGTAGCAGTTGATAGACTCAAACAAAATACGGACTTTAAATTGCTAGAATTAGAAAACAAAATCAAGGGGATATTATGACAACTTCTTACAAATTAGAGGCTATAAAAGCTCTAAAAGCTGCAAAAAAACAAGCACGCGCTCAAGAAGAGGCAGAGGCGAAAGCACAAGCAGAGGCCGAAGAGATAAAGCACCAGGCTAATTTAGAAAGAATAGCAAAAAAATTAGCAAGAATTGAATCTGGTTTACCAGTTGAGGAGCCTGTAGAAAAGCCTAAGAAAAAAGCGGCTACAAAAAAAACAGCTACGAAAAAAGCAACTCCAAAAAAAGCACCAGCAAAAAAAAGAGGAAGACCTAAAAAAAAATAAATGGATGATATAGAGGTCATTGACTTCATCAAGAAAAAAATTGATGCAAGAGAAAAGCAAATACAAGAAACTTTTATGTCAGGCGGTCTGAAAGACATGGAGCATTACAAATATTTGCAAGGCGAACTCAATGCTTTATACTTTGTTTTAGACGAGATTAGCAATATAGGAAAACAAATATAATGTCACAGGTAGTAGATAACAATGTAATGGCTAAAAAAGTAGCTGAGGCTTACGTTGATCCAGAAGATCGTATTTTAGATCCAGAAAAATTAGATGCCTCAATATTAGAGCGTATGCCACAGCCTACAGGTTGGCGTATGTTGGTTTTACCTTATGCGGGTAAAGCTAAAACAAAAGGTGGAATACATTTAGCAAAAGAAACAACAGATCGTGAGGCTTTAGCAACAGTCGTTGCCTATGTGGTAAAAATGGGACCACAATGTTACAACGACCAAGCTAGATTTGGAGATAAACCTTGGTGTGAAGAAAAACAATGGGTTTTAATAGGGCGCTACTCTGGCTCTAGGTTTAAACTTGAGGATAATGCAGAGGTACGAATCATCAATGATGATGAAGTTATAGCCACAATTCTCGATCCAGATGATATAGTTAGCTTATGACAACAGAAAAAGACGTAGATATAGCTCAACCAGAGGTTGAAGATATAGAGGTAGAAATTACTGATGCCCCAGAACAGGAGGCCAGTAATGACGACGAGTTAGAAAATTATACAAAAAGTGTTTCCAAGCGTATAAACAAACTAAACGCTAGAAATAGAGAGACAGAGCAAAGAGCGGCACAACTCGAAGCGGCTTTACGCCAAAAAGAGGCAGAGGTGCATGCTTACTATCAACACGCAGCTCAGACACAACAAAGTTTATTGGCAAAGCAAGCTGAAACAGTAGAGGTAAAAGAAAGAGAGGCTAATGAATTATACAAAAAAGCTCATGCCTCCGGTGATGCTGAACTACTCTCGAAAGCAGACACATTGAAAGGTGAAATTGCCTTGGAAAAAGAGAGAGTAAGAATAGCTCAACAAAGACAAGAACAACCAGCTCCACAGCAACAATATCAGCAACCTATAGAGCAATATCAACAATTCGAAGAACAAGCTCCACCTTCGGAAAAAGCTCTGGAGTGGAAAGAGAACAACCCTTGGTTCGGTACTCAAAACGTAGAGGCTACAGTATGGGCACAACATGTTCATAACACTTTAGCTGGCGAGGGTTATGATTTAGAATCAGATGAATATTACAATGAATTAAGTAATAGAATTTATAAAGTTTATCCGGATTTAAAATCCGATAATGCCGTACAAAGTGAGGACAGGCCCGCTGTGCAAAGAGTCGCCTCAGCTTCCGTTGGGAGTCGGCAAAAAACACAAGGCAAAGAGAACGGCGTACGTTTTTCAAAATCCGAAGTCGAAACTCTACAAGGATTAAAACCACACGGCATGTCCGATGAAGCGTGGTTGAAATCTGTTGCTAAAGAAAAACAACGAATAGCGAACAGGGAGGCAAAATGACAGAAGAAATTAACGTACATTCCAGAAAATCCCGTGAGTCCGAGTCTCACGATAAAAATTCTCGAAGACAACCATGGAGGCCAGTAAGAAAACTAGAAACACCTGTACCCCCAGCTGGATATGAATATCGATGGATAAGAGAATCTATGCTAGGAGTAGAGGATAAGGCAAATGTGGCTAGGAGAATTAGAGAAGGTTGGGAGCTCGTAAGAGGTTCAGATTTACCTGATGAATACTCTTATCCTGTTGCTGAATCTGGTAGGCATGCTGGCTTAGTTTATAGCGAAGGACTACTATTAGCGAAGATACCTACGGAAACTCGTGAGGAGCGTAATGATTACTATGAAGATCAGACCGCTCGTAAAAAAGAGGCGTTAGACAATAATATGTTTAATGAAACTAGAAAGGACGGGCGTTACGTTAGGTATGACTCTGATAGGAAGTCTAATGTTACTTTTGGGAAAAAGTAACTACGATAAATAGGAGTAAATCTTATGGCAAATAAAGATGCCGCTTTTGGTTTAAAACCTGTTCGTCAAATGGGCGGAGCACCTTTTTCGGGTGGACAATCCAGATACAGAATCGCTAGTGGAGCTACAACTCCAATTTTTCAAGGCGATCTTGTGACTCAGCTTACGGCTGGTGTTCTGGGGAGACATACCGCAACTGGAACTGTTCCGATTGTCGGAGTGTTTAACGGAGTTCAATACACCGATCCTACTACTGGCGAGCAAGTTTTTAACAACTATTATCCTGGTAGCATAGCTGCCTCGGATATCATCGCAAGTGTTATTGATGATCCGAATGTTGTTTTTGAAGTACAAGCAGACGACACTTTTCCTGTCGCCGACTTGTTCGGAAACTTTGACATTGTTGACGGATCACCAGTAGGCGATACTAAGTCTGGAAGATCTAATGCAGAATTAGACGTAACTACAGGAGCTACTACAGCTACGTTACCTTTAAAATGTATTGATATCTCTCAGGATCCTGATAACGACGATGTAGCATCGTCCAACACCAATGTCCTTTGTGTCATACAGAACCATATCATGGGACAAAAAGGTGCTGGTTTAGCATAAGGAGTTAATTAAATGGCAATTTCAAGAGCTCAACTCGCTAAAGAGTTAGAACCAGGACTTAATGCACTTTTTGGTATGTCTTATGACTCTTATGACCAAGAATATGAAGATATTTTTGTAATTGAGGACTCAAACAGGGCGTTCGAGGAAGAAGTGCTAGTAACTGGTTTTGGCGGAGCACCCGTCAAATCAGAAGGGCAAGGGGTTGAATTTGATAGCGCAAATGAAAGTTTTAGTGCTAGATATACCCACGACACAATCGCGTTAGCGTTCGCGCTGACAGAGGAAGCTGTCGAGGACAACCTTTATGACTCTTTGGGTAAAAGATATGTTAAAGCATTGGCTAAATCTATGGCTAACACCAAAGAAGTCAAAGGCGCTGACGTACTCAATAACGCCTTCTCTTCCAGTTTTACTGGCGGTGATGGTGTTTCTCTAATCAATACTGCTCACCCCCTTGCTGGTGGTGGAACAGCTGCGAATAGAGCAACGACTATGGCAGACCTTAATGAAGCCTCACTAGAGGATGCTTTAATAGACATATCGACGTTTACAGACGATAGAGGCTTAACCATAAGTGTTATGGCCGATAAACTCGTAATTCCTCCGCAACTCGTTTTCGTTGCTGACAGAATTTTGAGTTCAACACAAAGGTCTGGAACAGCGGATAACGATATCAACGCAATCAGAAACACAGGTGTTTTACCTGGTGGTTACGTTGTCAATCACTATCTATCTGATCCTGATGCTTTCTTCATTCTGACATCTGTAAACAGCGCTGGTGAAGGGTTAAAAATGTTCCAAAGATCTCCAATGGAGACATCTATGGAACCAGACTTTTCTACAGGCAATATCAGATATAAAGCTAGAGAAAGATATTCGTTTGGTTTCTCGGACTGGAGAGGAATCTACGGATCTCAAGGTGCATAATTGAAGTCGTAACACACTTTATTACTCAGTGTTACAAAAGGGCCCTTCGGGGCCCTTTTTTTGTCCTAAATTATTTTAATATTTATAGTTGTAAATAGTTGCATATTCTTGCAAATACTGTATTATATCTATGTGAGACATGAAAACAACAACAAAAAAGGAGGAATACAAGTGAGAGTGAAACAAGCATGTAGGTTAAACGATGGCATTTATGTTTGCGATCAAAATATTATTACAAACGTGCAGAAAAAAGCGGTCGATTTTTTTAGTACAAGCAGAACGCTTGTACCTAACAAGTTTAAACAAAAAACTTGGTACATCATTGGAAGGGATAACAGAGTAGTGGCTGAAAACTTTAGGACCTTGAGTGATGCTAAAGATTATATTGCAGAAAAAAAGGAGGTGGTGTAATGAGAGAGTTACCAAAAAATGTGGTGGTTGTTGATACTGAACCTGTTTGGGTTAAGAACCCTTACACTGGAGCTGGTGTAATGCTTGATCCAGATGCGGTTGCGGTTTACGACTTTGTAAAAGGTTGTGAAATGTTCAGAGATTACGACAACGTAAGAAAAGGTTGCGACTGGTTTAAGAAACATGAGCCAGAGGCATATATGGTTTTATTAGACTAAGGAGGAAAAATGAATAATAAATACGAAATTTACGACAGCGAAATTAAAGCAATACAAAAAATTATTGCGGTGATTGAAGGTCAGGGCAAACATTTAAGAAGTTATGGAAGATCTGGTTATGAAGGCGGGATCTTAGAATTTTGGGTTGAACACGTTTCAGAAGGATGGGACATAGAAGAGACTTATTCAATGCCTTACAAAAACATATACAAGAAAGACTTTGAATTTTCTTTTGATGATTGTGAGTTATTCAGAGTACAAAGAAATAAATTAGATAGGGAGATAGTGTAATGGAAATGATCGGTGGATATACTTTGGTTGAAAGACTTGAAATGACTATTGAAAATATCAAGTTTCAAAAGGGTAAGGTTTTTTGGGACGATCTTGAGAAACTTGAGTTGATACTAAAAGAGCTTAAAAAAAAGGAGGTGGTGTAATGGATACATATAAAAAAGCATTAGAAACTTACAATACTGGTTTGTTTCTAAAATTGGAGGGTTCGTTTGGTAGAGAATTTGTTAATAACTTCATTGACTCTGGCATTATTAAAATGATCGATAAACCAGGTAATAAGGTCATTGATGGTTATGGCAGGGAGATACAGCTCAAAAAAGCTGAGATCGACTATGACAGAGTTGACGAACTTTGGGACACAGATTTTGAGTTTATGGAACAAATAGAGGGGGTGGCGTAATGGGATTGCACGTTGATATTTATGTAATGAAAGAGACTCCTGGAGACATACTATATGGAAATGACGCTACCAATGGTGGCGAATCTTCTTATGTCAAAGGGTTTTGTGTAACCAATGTAGATGGACCTTTCAATCCTTGTGAAGATTATCCAGCAGCAAAATTGATCAAACAAGAATTTGGGTTTGGGTGTGCTCTAAAAATAGTGCCTGAGTCAAAATTAGACATACATACAAGTTTCGGTGGCAACTTTGCAGATACCTCAGACTCTAGGTTTGGAGAAAAATGTAGAGAATTGATGGGTGAGGACATTGGCAATGTTTACGGGTTAGGTCCTGTACCGATACACGACAGAGTAGAATGAAAAAAATATACTTAGACATGGATGGAGTTTTGGCAGATTTTGTCAAAGGAGTAGAGGGCCCGGATTACATAAACGGGCCCTTGGAGAGTGAAGGCCACTACGACGAGCAAAAGGCCGACTTCATAAACAAAAGGCTTTTCAGAAACTTACCAGTCATGCCAGGCATGTTAGATTTAATATCTTTTGTAAAAAACACCGGTTTACCTTGGGAAATTCTTACGGCTACTGGTGAGATTAATAGACCTTTAGTGGTGGCAGATAAGATGTCATGGATTCACCAGTATGTAGATCCACACGTTGTAGTAACTTGCACAATCAAAGGCAAACACAAATCAGTCTTCGCTAGACCTGGCGACGTATTAGTAGACGATAAGAAGTCTAACTGTGAGGCTTGGACGGCAGCTGGTGGTATAAGTATTCACCATACCAGCATGCCTAGCACTCTAGCTCAACTTGAATACTTGGCTAACCAAGAAGATCTCAAAGTTGCCAATTAAATAGCCTAGTAGTATTATCAATCCTGTAGAACTAATTGTTGCAAGCATGGTGCTTGCAATGGCTATTTATAAGGAGGCTGATTATGACTACACACTTTACTTCGGGTGTTACCAATGTTGGAACTGACTCAACATTAGGCAAATTTAAAGCACCTGCACCGCATAAGTATCACACATATTTTAATGATTTTGATACTTACCTAGCGTCCGATTGGACAATAACTACAACAGAAGATGGTACTGGATCTGCAACAGAAGCGTTAACTGACGGCGATGGTGGCTTACTATTAGTAACCAACGCAGCTGGAGATAACGACCATGACTTTTTTCAACTTGTAAAAGAAGGTTTTAAATACGAAGCTGGTAAACAGTTAGCATTTCACATTAGGTTTAAAACCAATGATGCTACCCAAACTGACATAGTTGCTGGATTACAACTTACTGATACAACACCATTAGATGTAACAGATGGTATCTTCTTTTTGAAATCAGATGGAGCTGCCACAATCAGCTTTATTGTTGAAAAAGACAGCACACAGTCAACATTAACTTTGCCTAACTCATTGGCCGACGATACTTTTATGACACTTGGTTTCGTTTACGATCCTAAAGACCAAAAGTTTCATGTCTTTCAAAATAATGTTTTAGCTGGCACAGTCGTAAGCACAAATGTTCCTGACAATGAAGAATTGACTGTATCGTTTGGTATACAAAATGGTGCCGCTGCTGCAAAAACTTTGACTGTCGATTACATTGGCGCGAGCAAAGAGCGTACAGCAAGCACTGAACTGTAAGGAGTAAAACATGGCTGATACAGTAACCAGTCAAACCATACAAGATGGCGAGAAAACCGCAATCTTGAAATTTACTAATGAAAGCGACGGCACAGGCGAAGCCTCTGTTAAGAAAGTTGACGTATCAGCGTTAGCTAGTAACAGTGCTGGCAAGGCTTGTAGTTCGGTTTCAATTTCAAGAATATATTGGGCATGTCGTGGTATGGGCGTAGATATCGAGTTCGACGCTACCACTAATGTTTTAGCTATACCTTTACCAGCTGATAGTACAGGTGATGAATATTACGATTTATTCACAGGTATTCCTAATAATGCGGGATCTGGTGTAACCGGCGACATTGACTTTACTACAGTAGGTCACAGTAAT